TGCACAAAGTAATTTAGGGTATGTTACATTAACTAACGACGGTTTCACTCTTGGTGTTGCTGATTCTTCTTGGAATGCAGCCAACAATTACGTTGCTTGGGCATGGGACGCTGGTTCGTCAACAGTTACCAACACTGACGGAACCCACAGTGCACAGGTTCGCGCAAATACTACAACTGGATTTTCGATTAGCACCCATTCACGAACCACTGCAGCTTCAATTAGCACTTGGGGTCACGGTTTAAACGCTGCTCCTGAATTCGCAATCTTGAAGCCCTACAACGGTGCATATAACTGGATTGTTTGGCACAAAGATATTGGCAACAGAAAACGCCTTTTTCTCCATAACTCTTCTGCCGGAAACAGCTATGGCTTCGATGTTTGGTCTTCAAGTAGCACAACACTTGGGATTTACGGCACGATTATTGCTGGTGGCGGCACAGCACTTGACTGCGTGACATACGCCTGGGCACCAATTGAAGGTTATAGTCGTTTTGGCAGTTTTGAAGCTAACGGAAATGCAGATGGTCCATTTGTTTTTACCGGATTTACTCCGAAACTAATCATGACGAAGGACATCGATAGCGCTAGCAACTGGAACGTTTATGACACTTCACGGGATACATATAACGCTGCAGATGCGAAACTCAGCTGGAATTTGAGTAGCGCTGAAAGCACGCTTGCCGCTGTAGATTTTCTTTCCAACGGATTCAAAATTCGGACAAACAACGCAGACATGAACGAAAACACAAGGACGTTCATCTATTGCGCATGGGCCGAAAATCCATTTAAAACCGCACGCGCACGCTAATTAACACCAATAACTATGTTACAACTTGATGGTAAGACCCTGCAATACGATAGGGCATTTACACACAATGGAATCTCTTACCCAGCTAATTGGCTGCGCTTGACCACTTTGGAAGAAAAGCAAGCTATTGGCATCGTAGAAGTCCCTGACCAACCACAGGCTGTATGGGATCAACGTTTTTACTGGGGCGTAGATAATCCTAAACAACTTGAAGATGTTACCGACGATGATGGTAACACCACCACTGGTCTCAAGACTTTGTGGAAAGAAAAACAAAATGAAATTGCAGCATCTCTACTTGCTCCATCTGATTGGCGTGTAGTTAAAGCATCTGAAGTTACTACTTACACTGTTGAATCTGAATGGATCACTTACCGGGCTGCAGTTCGTACTGCGTGCAACACACGTCAAACTGAAATTGACAATTGCGCTGATGTACCTGCTCTCAAAGAGCTGCTGTTCGGCGATGCACAGATCGAATCAACAGATGATGATGGCAACACCGTCATGATTAATAACCCTAACCTTGCCACCCCCTGGCCTACTGAACCTTAATTATGTCTACCTTTACTTGGAAAGTAAATAATCTTGATCGTACTCTTTCTGACGGTCGTGTTAACACTGTTCACTACACCGTTGATGCACGTTCTGATGACGAAGTGTATTCCTCAGGTGCCTACGGATCTATTGGTCTGGAAGGTGATGTGGTGACCCCTTACGCTGATTTGACTGAAGAAATTGTTGTGGGTTGGGTTAAAGCTGCACTTGGCGAAGAAAAAGTCACGGAAGTGCAAGCTGCACTCGATGCACAACTAACTGAACAAGCCACACCAACCGTTGGTAGTGGTAAACCTTGGTCCTAATTATGATTGCACTTATCCGTCCTGTACTTATGTCGTTCCTTAGTAGCGACAAAGTAAAGCGTCTTATTATTGACTTGCTCCGCAAACTTGCAGAACAATCTGACAATACTGTCGATGATGCGGCAGTCAACTTCATTGAAAACGGACTTTTCCCTTCTAAATAAATGGCAAACTATTTTTCTGCTGCAGCCAATCCCAGTTACCCTGGAAAAGCCTATACTGTAGCAGCTTCTACAACTTCAACCAACGTAAACCTTTCTGAAAACTGCCGTCGCATCCGGTTGCGGGCACATACTCAAGATATTTTCTACGCAATTGGTAACGCAACACAGACTGCCGGGGGTTCACCTGCTGAGGCAGTTGCGGTAACTACGGCTGCCGCTTCTGGTGTTGCAGAAGTCCGCACTGTCACCTTGTCTGGTTTTTATGAAGTAGGTGATCAGTTGACTGTGGTTGTTGATGGTACTTCTTTGACTTATGAGGTTACTGCCGATGATCAAAGTGAAACTCCAGCGACAACGCTTAATAATGTGGCTGCTAGTGTCCGTGATGCGCTTAACGCTAACGCAACTATTAGCGCAGATTTTACCGCTACTGCTTCCGGCGCTGTTGTAACTATTACACACGGCACAGTTAACACAGCGTTTACCTTGACTGCGGAAGTCACTGAAAGTGCTAGTGATGACGACAGCCATTTCTTGGATAAGCTTGTTTACGAAGGAATTATTATTGACGTTCCACCAAACACGAGCATTGCTGTCAAAACTTTGACTGGTAGTGGGACTGTGTACATTTCTGAATATGTCTGATGGATTGGGCAGAACCACCCTTGCTGCCTGAAATATTCCTTCCAGAGGCTCTACAACTGCCTACTGCGGTGTTAGAGGTGCCAAGGGCTGAGTTGCCTAGCTACAAGCCCCTTATGGTGCCACCTAACACCCTTAGACCTCCTCCAGGCATACAAGGCATAAATACTAACGACGAAGAACCTGAAGATTCTGACAAAAACAGCAAGACTAATACAAACATTCCACCTGAAGCACAGATAGTAGAGATCCCGTTTACGGACATTGAGGTTCCTATGCCTACAACTACTATCATGACAACCGCAGCTACGACAGCATTTATCAGTGTTGCCGCCACCCTTACTGCTACTTCTCTGTTTAAATACCTTGTAATGGCATTCAAACCTGTATTTAAAAAGACATGGAGCAAACTAACCCAGAAGAAAAAAAAGAAGTAAAGAAACCATCAATAGAAAAAGTCAAAGAACACTTTGAAGAACTAGAGTTTTTAGCAACTTTTGTTCGTCTTGGTGTTGTTGTCTGGAGTGGTTTTATCATTACACTTAACTACGTTGACCTGCCAATGATTAAAAAAGGTCAAAGTGGTGGCGACATTACTTTTGTTGCTAGTGTTTTTACTGGTGCTCTTGCTACTTTTGGTTTGAACACTTCTAACAACAGAAGTAATAACAACAAAAACAACAACGATCCCAACCATAAAAAAAAGGAACAATGAAAAAGCTTCTTTTGCTTCTATTCCTTGCTAGCCCGGCTGCAGCTCAACAAATTACACCAAACTTTACCCAGGGTAGTATGCAATCCACCACGACTACCACTGTGGACATCGATAGAACAATCGAGACAAACGTATATGGTGGTGATTATTCATCATGGAGCGGCACGAACGTTACACCCAGCGGAGCCATCAACGACTCTTCCACAACCTATTCAGTAACCAACGCAGGCGAACAGTTTCAACTGGAGGTTGTCACGCGGTCAGCAGGTCTGATCGAAGACAGTCTCGTAACCGAAACTATTCAGCAGGTCTCTACTACTACCTCGCTATCGGTCTTCTCTCAGTAAGCCCAGCGTTTGCTAATAACGATCCAAGGGTACAAAATACATCTAACCCTGTGGCCGCGGCTACGGGCAATGTGACTAATCAGGCGGTGCAATTCCAAAACAATGGTGCACCGTCACGTCAGTATTTTGCATCTGGAAATAGTTGTAATGGAACTACAATGCAGTTCTCGCCTTTTTATATGGGCAATGATACTATTCCACACGATCATACTGGTTATGTACGAAGCAATAACTTTGGCGTACAGTTGAACTTCTCTGTGCCCCTAGATGGTGGCATGATTGAAACTTGCAAAGCTATTGCACGTAAACACGAACAAAAGATGCGTCTTGATTATGAACTTGTTCGTGCTTTGAAGTGTACTGAAATAATGAAGACCGGCTTCACATTTAGGCCAGGTTCTCGTGTGGAAGTTTTATGTCATGACATCGTACCTATTGTATCACTGACAAATGGAACTGATTAAAACCGTTGTTGTAATAGCTTGTATTTCCTACCTACTGTATAAATTTTTACGCTTTATGAAGGCGTACTAAAGTATGAAAAAGAAGGCAACAGAAGATCAGTTTAACGAATTACACAGCTTAGTTACAAAAGAGTTTCTCAAGCGTATCAAAACGGGTGAAGCCACTACACAAGACCTAAAAGCAGCTTGTGATTGGCTAAAAACTAATGACATCAGTGGTGTTGCTTTTGAAAGTAGCCCACTGGCAAAACTAGCTGCTGTAATGCCTGAAGTTGACCCTGATCTTGTTCAATCTAGGCTTTATGGCCGATGAAAACATCTACTTACTACAAACAAAACCCTGCTGCACGTAAAAAACGGCTGAAACAGCAAGGTGCTTACAACAAAACTAAAAAAGGACTCATGATCCGTACTGCTGCTAACAAGCTTAACCGCAAACTTGGCACATACGGTAACGGAGACGGCAAAGACGCTTCTCATACAGGACCTGGCAAAGGCAAAACAGAGAATGCCTCTATGAACCGCCGCCGTCCACGTATGAAACAACGCTACGCATGACTCCTTTACTTCCAACGCCTGACCACTACCTTTACAACCTAATAGCCATGACAACCTCTGAAGCGAAGCGCCTTTGGAGGCGCAGTATCAAAGAATACTTTGGAAAAACATGTGTCTATTGTGGAGAGACTTATGAATTACACGAACTTACACTTGACCACGTCCACCCTAAAACGTTTGGTGGAGAAGATATTACAAGCAACCTTGTACCCTGTTGTAGGAAGTGTAATCAGGACAAAGGAAGTAACAATTGGCTCTCGTGGATGAGAGCAACATTTGGTATTAACAAACTTCGAGAAACTCTTATTTTATCTCACATCAACTAATGGCAAAACGTACTTACAACCGCCGCAAGACCACTGCTAAAAAACCTGTCACCTCTGACAAAGGTCGTAAGCAACGCATCAAAGGCGCACAAACTGCACGGAAGACTGGTTCTAAAGACAAGATGACCATTAGTGGTCAACGTTCTATTAAAGGCGGTCCTCGTGGCGCACAAGGTCCAGCTACTCCGCCACAACAGGGTCCTAGCCGTCGTACACCTACAGCTATTAGTGGTGACACTGGACGACGCATTCCCGAAAACAAATATGGCACCAAAGGCACGCCTAAGAGTGGACCTCCAGGTACTGGCAAACCCCCTCGGTTTGATCCCCGTATCCGAACCGCTACACCTAAAGCAGGGGCTCTCACTAGAACTGCTGCACAGATGATCGGACTGAGTATCGCCGATAAATTGGCACAAACTGCAGGTAAACGCGGTCAATCTCGGATGTCTAAGCTTGGCATCCAGGGTCCTGCAAAACCTAAGCGTAAGATGTCTAACATTCCCGCTAAAGAAGGAACTGGTAAGGGATCTCCTAATGACAGGAAGCCCGCAGTTAAAGGGGCTAAGCAAGCTTCTAAAACAGGTACAAGGACTCCTATCACACGGCCCGCTGCTCCTAAGACAGCAAAAGCTGCTGCGCCTAAAGTCGCTCCGAAAAAGAAACCACAAAAACTCAGTGGTATCGGTCCTGTTAAGAGTGGACAAGGTTACGCAACTGCTGTAACTGGTAAATCCAAATCACAACGTGCTGCGGAAGAACTTCGTGCTATGCAAAAACGTAGCCGTGAACGTCAGGCTGCACAGAAAAAAAAGAAAAAGTAAGACATGATCAACGTCGTTACGGCGTTGCAAGAGGATTTCAAGCTGTTCCTACAAGCACTGTGGCAGCAGCTTGACCTCCCTTCACCAACCCGTGCTCAATATGCAATCGCAGACTATCTTCAACATGGACCTAAACGTCTCCAAATACAAGCTTTCCGTGGTGTGGGAAAAAGCTGGATTACTGGAGCCTTTGTTCTGTGGACGCTTTTTAATAACCCTGAAAAAAAGATCATGATTATTTCGGCCTCTAAAGAACGGGCCGACAACATGTCTATCTTTTTACAAAAACTTATTATTGAAACACCTTGGCTTTCTCATTTGCGTCCTAAATCTGATGACGCCCGTTGGTCCCGCATATCTTTTGATGTTAACTGCAGTCCACACCAAGCTCCGTCTGTTAAATCAGTGGGAATCACTGGTCAACTTACTGGTAGCCGTGCTGACCTCATGATCCTGGACGACATTGAAGTACCCGGTAACTCCATGACCGAACTCATGAGAGAAAAACTACTTCAATTGTGTACAGAAGCTGAATCAATCCTTACACCAAAGGAAGATTCACGAATTATGTTCCTTGGTACTCCTCAGACAACCTTTACTGTCTATCGTAAGCTTGCTGAGAGGGCCTACAAGCCCTTTGTTTGGCCTGCTAGGTACCCTAGGAAGGTAAGCCAGTACGAAGGCCTGTTAGCGCCGCAGCTAGTGGCCGATCTAGACAACGGTGCTGAGTCCTGGGACGTAACAGATCCAGACCGCTTCGCAGATGATGACCTTCTAGAACGTGAAGCAGCCATGGGCAGAAGCAACTTCCTGCTTCAGTTCATGCTCGATACATCCCTTAGTGATGCTGAAAAATTCCCACTTAAAATGGCTGACCTCGTGGTCACCTCTGTTAACCCTACTACTGCTCCTGATTCCGTTGTCTGGTGCAGCGACCCCCAAAACGTTATCAAAGACCTCCCGACAGTCGGTTTACCTGGAGATTATTTCTACAGTCCAATGCAGCTCCAGGGAGAATGGTCCGATTACACCGAAACAATCTGCTCAGTTGATCCGTCGGGTCGTGGATCGGATGAGACGGCTGCAGCTTTTATCAGCCAACGTAACGGTTTCTTGTACTTGCACAAGATGTGTGCTTACAGAGACGGATACTCAGACACAACGTTATTGGACATACTGAGACACTGTAAACAATACAAGGTATCTAAACTTGTCATCGAAACTAACTTTGGCGATGGTATTGTTGCGGAACTGTTTAAAAAACATCTTTTGCAAACTAAACAAGCGATTGATGTCGAAGAAGTTAGAGCAAACGTACGCAAAGAAGACAGAATTATTGACGCTCTCGAACCTGTTCTTAATCAACACCGTCTTGTTGTTGATCGCTCTGTCATTGATTGGGATTATAAGTCCAACAAAGATGACCCCCCTGAAAAAAGACTTCTCTACATGCTCTTCTACCAAATGAGTCGCATGTGTCGCGAAAAGGGGGCCGTCAAGCATGACGACCGGATCGATGCTCTTGCTCAAGGTGTCAAATACTTCACTGACTGCATGTCTATCTCCGCTCAGGAGGTTGTCAACCTAAGAAAACGTGAAGAATGGAATGACATGATCCAAGGCTTTATTGAAGACCCTCAAGCCGCTACAAACCACATCGTCCTTGGCATGGATAAAGACCAAAGACAACAAGCTAGAGGTTATTCCGGAAACGGTGTCCCCAACTGGGTTTCTCTTAACTGATCGCACTTGTCTCACGTAAGACTTACGTCAAGGGACTATGTATAAGGGGGAAGGGAAAGGAAGGGTGGACCTGACTCGTCCCCCCCAACGGGGGTAAAGGAGACAATCCTTTCCCCTTTTACTCTTACTAAGTTATATCCGTGAAGACACAGTAAAACCTAGGAAGACACATTTGGTACATCCGTGTTTGTATGTCCGTGAAGTGTCAGTTGATAGGTTTCTTTTGTGTCATTGTTATATCCTCCGTTTATCCGCCTTGTCATCTCCGTGCAGAGACAGTACAAACAGAGCATGTAAATGACATAATATATTACACTTAATAAGGATAGTATATGGGTAATGGTATGGACTTTCAGTTGGATGAAGTGAAACTAATGAAATGTAAGGAGTGTCTGAATGATATTCCTGTCAATGTAAATTATCCGATCAAAGAAGTTACTTGTCTTGAGTGTTGGGCAAAGAAGAAGTCCGATAAAAAATGACAAAAATTTCTGAAGCCTTAGCGCGGTAGTTAGTAGAACATTTGTACCCCAAGGGGGGGTCTCGGTCCAGAACTGCGTCCAAAACCGGTCTGGACGGGTCACAATCACTGTCGTAGCAGGGGTTTTGGGGCCTTGCGTACCTGTGTGTAAGACAGATACGCAGCGTTGGACGGTATCGGTTGATACAGATGCAGGGCAAACATAGATAGAACAGGCGCGGTGCCTTTGTCTCTTGATCTCGCTCGATCTGTCGCGACTCCAACCACCTGGACAACTGGCACACTAGCCCTTGTCACTGGTCAGGCTCAGGGGCAATCATTGGCTCAAGCAACCGGACCACACCAACTCGACCCGGATTGCTCAACACACCATGCTCGACACCTCACTTCCATTCCCTTACCAGTCAGACCAGCAACTAGCAGACTGGCAAGAATCACAATCATCAGACGGGGATCACTTCGAGGACAGCGACTATTGCCGTTCCTTCCTGGCTCACACTGACGCCGAAGGCAACGTGTCTCATTCAGTCCGTGATCAGATCTTCAAAGAGCACGGCTCAGACCTTGACGAGTTCATCGGCCTGGCTACGGTCCAGGAAGCTCTCAACGGCCGTGTGATCCTTGCTTGGCTGGGGTACTGATCATGACTCACCAAAACGACTATGGGAGGGCACTGTGAGACCACTGCTAGCCCTTTGCGCTGTCCTTGTAACCCTTGCGGTATGGACAGACCACACAACAGCCATAAGCTGTGCAAACAGCACAGACAAGACCTATCAGGAGTGCAACCGATGACCACCACCAACACCCATCAGATCAACTGGTTTGTGACTGCCGGGACACTCCGTGCAGCCTTCACAGAATGCAAGCGACAGGACGGCTCAACGTATTGGGCACCCACAGAACAAGTAGACGATGATGATTTGTTAATTGATTTCATCCGTGATTTGCACGATGATGAGTTTCCAAATGATTGGAGATACGAAACCATTGTGAGCATCCTTGATGCACTGATGGAAGTTGACGCTCCGTTGGATGAGTTCATGGATCATCACGACCTTGTTTTCGGTATTGCTGACAACCTGACCGACATCTACAACGGTTCTCTGTTGCAATGGTACGCCGACATACCCAGTCGTGTTGCTTACATCGACGACGCAATGTCTGAGGGTTTGATTGATACTAACGCCGACACAATCGCTCGCCTAACTATTGGTCAAAACGAATGTATTCGCTCTATGTGTCATCGAATCATCGACAGATTGATCACCACTAAGTAACACAAACCCCGGCACAATTTGTCGGGGTTCTTATCAACAATTCACAATCACATCCCATGGACGCACACAAAACGATGGCACAACTTCGTCAACGCGACGAATCACATCTACAACGGGCCCGTTTGATGACTGATGGTACACACATTGCGGTGTATGAGATCAGAGAGGTCTACGGCAGACCGTTGGCTTATCCGGTCAATGATCAAGCCGAGACAATCCAAGGTCTCACAGGTTTCAAAACGCTACGGCGCAACGACATTGCATCAATTGAAAAACTAGGCTTCAACGTAGTCACCATCCACGGTGAACGTATCAAACCCAACATGATTGGCTAATCGATCGACAAGCTCGCTCCTAACTCATGGCTATCATCTTCAAACAACGGGTACACAATCCCAAGATCAAGGACCTACGGTCATTC